GCTTTTAATGTAAAGTTTAATATGCAGACCAGAGCCAATCTCAGTGCGCAGCACCAACTGCATTAGGTAATGGATAGGCTCGCTACCTGCTTCGTTGACATAATCCCACTGCGCGGTGATGCGTCCACTGCCAGTAATAAGCGAGCTGTACTGTTGACGGTAGCGGTCGCTCAACGCAGTAATATCAACCGTTTCTCTGTTGGTATTTAATTCGTAGTCAGTAACGCAAGCGAGCAACCTGCCACCACGATCTCGCACGGTGACAGTAATTGGTATGTCTCGGTTGATCGCGACAAGTGGCACCAAACCAGCGGTACTACCTTCCAGGCTGTCGTCAAAATTGTCGTACAGCCTGATGCCGCCAAGCTCGTCAATGTAAATAAACCAGTTGCCGCTGGAATAAACGGTGTTATCGCTCCAACCGCTTGAGGCAATAAAATCTAAAGTCGTGCCGTCAGTTGTTGTAATTTCCACGAAGTCACCGCTAATCAAGCAGCCCTCGTCAAAGTCAAAAGAAAATCGGTCGCGTGATGCGTTTACATCAGATGGATTAACCAGGCTTTCAAGGTCGCCTTCAATCGCCTTGCGCGTCAGCTCAACATTTCCGATATTGCCAAGGTAAACGCCCATTACAGTGTCACCTCACTTAATGCGCCAGTAGCTTGGAAGCTGATTTGCGCAGAGCTAACCTCACCAACGCTGGCACCAAAGCTAACGCTTGTGATGTACCCAGTAAGGCGAACGTCGTGGTTGGTGTTTCCTTCAACAAGGCGGAAGCGGAAATCAACCGTATCGCCGTCACTGACGCCAGCAATTTTTAAGACTTTCTTCAGTGCTGTAGCGGCATCATTGCGTCCAGTGCCATCGTTGTAGTACAGGATTGTGGCGCTGCCATTAAACTCCTGCACGCCTGGCGTATAAGTGCGCTGCGACTCACCAAGACTGGTGGTTTCCAGCATCTCAAGCGATCCGGTCAGCTGCCAGTTCGTGACCTTGATTTGCTCGATGCTGTCAATCAAAAGGCGGCCATCACGCCCGGTATAAACCTTGGCCATTACAGGACACCTACTAGCTGTACTGTAACGCTACTAATCCCAGGTCGCACTGATGCAATACTCGGTGGATTGCTGTAGCGCCACTGGTTGCCGGTGGCTGCGTCGATTGCAGCTGCATTACCGCTCCAGCCGGTACGGAACTCTGCTGGCAGCGTGAAAGCGCTAAACCCGCCCTTCACTTCGTCGTAATGCGCGACAAAATCGTCGGCTTGAGTGTCCGGGATATTTTCATAGCGCAGATCGAGTGTCATGCCCGTGCGCTTGTCGCCGTAAAGGATGCGAACTTCTTTGCCGTTTTGCGACTGAAAGGTTTTGTACGGGTAATCGCCAGCATCAAACTGGCGACCCGTTGGCTGCAGCGATGGGAAAGCCATTACAGCGGTTGCCCTCCTACGGATTCAAAGACCGAATCTGCATCTACTGTATCCCGCGCAATGAGGCTACGTCGGTTCGCATCAACCGGGAAGTTGCTTGCCTTGATCGTGACGATACCTTCCTCGTTAATGTCCAACGCTTCAATCATGTAAACATCGCCTGTCTGGTTTGCGTTGTAAACAGAAAACACGCAATCGCGTATGTTTTGCGCTTTGCCGTTAGCAATAATTAGCTGTCCAGTTTCAACTTCAGTTTGACTTCGCTCCCAGTAATGCACTGCATAGGTGCCATCAGCAAGAGGCAACGCGGAGATCACTGTGCCATCCGCTTTTGCAATGCCATTATTGGTAGGGCTGTAAGGGCTTAGCTCGCTGGAAACCCTGATATAACGACCAGGAGCGAGGTCAAGCCCCCAAGGCAGTGTTTCAAATGCAATCGTATGGGTCACGTGCTTGCGCAATGCCAAAAAGTATCGTGCCGCCAAAAGGGCATGTTGGGGTGTGGTGACGTGCGGCAAGCTGAACTCTTCTAGCGGTAGCTCACTGGCACCAGCTTCGTTGTAGCGAACCACTAAGGTTTGCTGCTCTGGAATTTTGTTTAGACCGCTCCAGGTGTAAATCACGGCAGCCTGGAAAAGCTTGCGATCCTCAAGCTCTAGCCAGTCAATCTTTAAGGAATCGCTAATGATATTTCCATCTGTAAACATTGCGCTTATAGCAATCGGCGCATTGGCGTCTATCTCATAATTGCCGTCATACGGCAACGCTGGCTCGATAGACATCTTGCCGTTTTTGATTGACGTGTAGCACAGGACTGATGGCGCAATCTCGCTGACCCAGGATCGCAGGTTTAGTGGTTCAGCAATTGCATCATCAAAAAACAGATTGTTTGCTTTCAAGTAGCGACCTGTCACAACCAGCGCATCTCGATCCACGAGGCTGGAGTCAACGACAGATCCTGCGCCTGTGTCCTTATTGGTAATCAGATACCAGAACAGATCGGTTAGCAGATTGCTGGGTCCAATGTCATTTTCAACCAAGCGCTCAACGTGGATGCCTTCTTTGATGTAACACCGCAACTGATCCAGCTGAGTGAAGTTATCGCTGGAGCGCAGCTTCAAGCCCGTTACAGCACAGTTGGCATAAGACGGGATTGGGTCTTCAGACAGACACTCGTTGACATAGATAATCTCGTGCTCTGGTCCGTTATCACAGCTGCGCGTAACTAAATCGCCGTAATGCGATACCTCGGCAATTTTGCTGTACTTTTCAAACAAGCGAGTAGCACCATACGAAAGGTCGTTTTCGACGTAGCCATTGCTGACTTGTACTTGATAAACGAAGTAATACTTAGTACCATCTGCCGCGCCAGATGCTTTTCTGAAAACGTCGCCGTCTTTCCAAAAACCTGTTGTTGAGATTACCTCAACAAGATCGACCTGCCACCATTTATTTTTTTGTGAGTACCAAGGTTTATCTTCAAACACGCTCAAGTGTAATGTCATGTTGACCGAGCGGATTCCATCGTCAAACACCCAGTTCGTAATTCGCGCTGTTTCACCTGCTGCCAAATTGGCATGGTAAGGATCTGTGCCAAGAGCGTTGGTCAAGATATTGCTGACTTGGTACTTGGAAGCTGAATCACCTTCATTGATGTATGAGTTTGTCGTTCTAGAAACAACATCAATTCGGGTTACGCCGGTTACGCCACTTTCAACCCATTCGCCATAAACAAAATCTTCCAGCAAGCCAGGCTTAGCTGCCATCTCTGAGTGCGTGAAATAATCCTTTGCCTCAATAAAATGCCCTCTGCCGCCAACGCGAAACACGCCCATATAATTTTCACTGATCCAATCGACATAAGGTGTCCTGCCGTCAAGAGCAAAGACTGTTCCGCCGCCGGTCTGCTGCGCAAATACAGCACTTGGGATTGGACGCAACTGGAACTCAAGCTGCTGCCTGCTTGGATGAGTGATGCGGATAAAGCTGAACAGATCAATAGGCGCATCGCCAATTACTGCAAAAACATAAGGGCCTAAATTGATCCAGCCTCTATTGCGTGTTCTATCTCGTACAGCCTCGGTATTTGTGGGGCGAACATCAATTACGAAGAACGAAACACGCTCGGCATATTTCGTCATCTTGCCTTCACGCAAAACAACATTGTCCTTGTTGGCTTGCGCCATCTGACCCGCAGTTTTTAGCGTATTGAAATTAGTAATGCTGTTGAACCTGCACCACACTTGAGACTTGATCCCAATTTCGGTTACATCACACCGACGAGTATTTTGGATATTCCCTATTTCATATTGCGTGAGCGGGTAAAAGCTTTCTTCAATATCTGCGTAAGGCAGGTAATTGTCTTTCCGTATTGCGGCAGGAGCTACGATGCCAATTCGACGCACGCCGTCTTCGCCGTAAGCATCAATACAGCGAAGGCTAATGTTAAAACCATCGTCACGGTGTCGTGCTTTTTTAGGATCATACGCTTCAGTGGGTCTATCAATTACCTGCCACATTGTTCGCCCAATCATAAATGTTGCGCCTAATCGCAATTGCGAGTCAAAGCGGCGCAATTCACCGTCTACGC